CTTTGTGGGAGCCCCCGCCGGTGTAGACATAGCAGAAAAAGTTATAGTTGTCGTAATAAGGGGAGCGCAGCCACCACCAAACCGCTGTCCCGGTAGCGTTGTGCTTATAAGCGACTCTGCTGTTACTCGCTTTGTAGTAATCATATTGGAGCTGACTGTTCCTCTCGTAGTCATTCGCATAGTACCGGGATCCAAACACCTCAAATTCCGCAAGAAGGAACAGATAGTCCGTGGTCGCTGTAACATTGCCTGCCACACTTCCTGTGGCGTTGCCGACATTGTCGGTGTACTTCGTCACCGACTTCATAACAGCCCGGAGATCGGAGGGCAGCGCGGCCATCAGGCTATTGGCCAGCGGGCTGGTCGGCGTTTTGCTATTGCCCAGCAGGGTTTTTCTCATGCTGGAGTCCTTCCATCCGCCGACATTGGTGTTACTGTCATTCATGTGGAAGTAGCCAGCCCCACTCACGCTACTGTTATATTGGTTATCGCAAAGGCCCACCATCGTCCCGCCGATCTTGCCGAGCTGCCAGTGGATCCGGTGCGTCCCCTCCTTGGAGGAATTGTGGTTGAAGCCCAGGATAAAGGGGCTGATGGAAAGGTTGGAGAAGGTGAAATTGCCCACCTGCCCGTTGATGGTGATGCTCTTGGTATCACCCACGCTCCAGTAGTTCGCACCCTCATCCGCATCGCTGGCCGCCCGGATCGCCGCCCAGGTATTGGAGTTCAGCGTAGCATTGAACAGGTTCACCTGCACGGCACAGGTCTTGTTTGCGGGGGCCGTGTGATTTGTGCCCTCTGCCACCTTGACTGTAATGGTGGCGCTGCCATAGGCTTTGCCTGTCACGGTAACCGTATTGCCGGAAACCGACACCGTGGCAACGCCGGTGGCATTGGAGGTGGCAGAGATTGCCCCATCGCCCGCCCTGGTAACCGTGATGGTGGTGGACGAAGTGCTCTTGTTCAGAGTGATATTGCTCTTATTCAGGGACAGGCTGCCTGCCGCCTTTCCGATTTTCCATATAACTGTCTTGGCTCCGATGCCGCCGTCACTCCACTGATAATTGCTGGTGGGCGTAAAGGTGGCGTTATAATTGCCAGCATTAGTACCGCTGGTTGTGCCGCCGATGGTCAGCTGTGCGCTGTCATAGTTGCTCCAGCTGGGGCTTTGCGCCAATCCACTATAAGTCAGGCTGCCGCTTTGCACCGGAGTTGTGGTAATGGATGCCCGCTGGATCTGCCACTCCACGCTCCGGGCTGTAACGCTGCTGTCGCTCCATTGATAGTTGCTGGTTGGGGTAAAGGTTGCCGAGTGGCTGCCCGCATTGGTGGCCGATGTCTCTCCACCAATGGTCAGTTGGGCGGTGTTGTAGTCATTCCAAGTGGGGGTCTGCGACTCCCCAGTGTAGGTCAGGCTCCCGCTCTGCGAGGGGGCCTTGGCAATGGTGGCTCGGCCTATCGTCCAAGTGACTTCCTTTGTGGTGTTGGTGCCATCGCCCCAAGTGTATCCCTCTTTCGGAGTAAAGGTGGCGACATAGTTGCCTGCGTTGGTGCCTTTGGTTGTGCCGCCAATGGTCAGGGTTTCCGGGTTATAGCTGTTCCAGTTAGGGCTTTGTTCGCCGCCCGTATAGGTCAAACTGCCGTTTTGAGTAGGAACCGCATCAATGGTATGGGCCAGCTTCGTGATGGCTTCCAGAGCGGCATCCGCAGCAGTCAGAGCATTGGAAGCGTCTGTCCCTGCCTGGTCTGCCACCTGTGCCGCGTTGTGCGCTGCTTCCAGTGCTTCCGTGGCCTTTTCATCCGCAGCTTCCGCTGCTTCCGCTGCAGCAGCGGCGGACTGGCCGTTTTGGTCGGCCTGCTTCTTCACCGCATGGGTATTGTTGATCATCTGCTGCACCACGGGGTTGACAATCGTGCTGGCCCGCACCGGGTCGGTGTCCTGGATCTTACGGATAGCCGCCGCATTATACTCCGGGCTTTCCGGGACTGTGTAAAACTCTTCTGCCATGAGCTGTCACCTCCAGGTTAAAATTCATCGTCAAACTCAAAGGTGAAGCTGACATCTTCATCCTTCTTCTTGGGGTACATGGTCTTGATGGCCACCACATCCCCATCGCTGTCCACCAGCGCTGCCTCGCTGATCTCCTCGCCCACCAGTGCGTCCTTGGGAATGGTTACCGCATAGCGGGCGGTGGTTTCAGCCGGGTAGGTCACGCTCTCCACCTCATAGCGAGCGAGTTCGCTGTTGAGGGCCGTCTGTGTTTCCAGGGGTACAAGCGGCTCTCCGCTCCCATTTACACCGCCGTTCCCGAAGGCCACATGGGTAATGACGGCCAGCGGCTTTTCCGGGTCGCTGGCCGCCATGCAGAGCTTTCTGCGGCGCGTTTTGGTGATTACACTGTTTTCATTCATCTAAAACTCCTCCTGCATGATTTGGGCATTGAATTTCCGGGAGCCGTCAAAGGCGGCAGCTCCATCGAAGGCATACCAGTTATTCATGGTCAGGGTGCCGTTGATCTCTTCCCGGACAGGGAAGCTGGTGCAGATAGCCATGGCCGGGAAGGTAATCCCGCTGAAAGACTGGTTGAACGGGATGCTGCCGTCAAAGTCAGCCTCTCCATCAAACCGCACCACCCGCTGGCCTCTGGTATTGGCGAAGCGGGAGAGGATCTTCAGCCGGTACAGGGATACCTCGTTCCGGTTCTCCATGCCGGTGGGCTGGAATGCACCCACAATATCGAAAATCAGGTGGGCCGGTTTGATTTCATCGATCTGCCGGATCAGCTCAGGCAGATCTGGAAAAACGCCTTCAAACAGCATATAAACGATGACGGTAAAGGCATACTGGCTGAAATGCTCCACCACCGCGCCCTCGCTCCCCGTAACAATCGACACCATCTCCCGGATTGCCTCCACGGTGGTGGTGCCCCGCGTGTTCAGCTTTGCCAGCACCTTGGCCCGCCGTGCCTCCAGGCTCTCTGTGGTATTGACTGGAAGCTCAAACAGGCGCTCGTGCCGGGGAAGCAGGAAAGTGCTGGTGCTGATGTTCAACTGCTGCTCCAGCGCGGCGATGGTGCGCTGCGTCTGCGTCAGCTCCGTCTGCTCTGTTTGGAGCAGGTCTGCCATCTGCTCCATTGTCCGCACCCGCTTGGGAAGCATGAAGGCATCATTGATCGGCACTGATTTCCACCTCCTCCAGCGTGAAAAACTCCTCATAGTCGGATGTGAGGGAAGAAATCTCCCCATTCAGGGTATAGCTGATAATATCCGCCACTCCGTCCACGCCGAAGATAAGGTCGCCGATCCGGTAATAGCTGATACTGCTCTTCCGGTTTTCATCGCCCCGGACGGGAGCCGTATCAAAGTCCTCCCGGTTTACGCTGTCGATGTAGCTCTGCAGCGCCGTCTGGACATTTTGGCGGATGTCGGTGATGTTGTACCCGCTGGTCACCTTGACTGTGACCACCACGGTGGCGGCCTTGGGGGTGGCGGCCACCACGGTCACCTCCGCTCCGATTTGGCGCTCCTCTTCAATGTGGGCCTCCACATTTTTCAGGATCACTCCGTCCGGCGCACCATACTTATCGGAAAGGATGATCACCTTTACCTTGCCAGCTCCGCACACTTCAGCGCCCAGGCACTTGGCCCCGCCAACGCCGGACACCTGTTTTGCCCAATAAATGAAATGGTTCCGGTTCCCGCTGGTGATGGGCCTCCGGATCTTCTCCAGCACCCGGCTGCGGAAGGAGTCATCCCCCTCAGCCTCCGCACCACCGCCGAAGGGTGCGGTATTGGTAACGGAGGTCACGCCGGAAATAGCTGTGCGCAGGGCTGTGATGGTGCCGATGCCCACGTTGCCCACGGTTCCCGCCGTCTGACATTTAGCCCCCACCTCGCATTGTCCCTCGGCGCTGATCTGCGCTGTAGCTGTAGTTTCAAAGGCCAGTGTACCATATAGAACCTCGGTGCCCATCGGGATGGTCGTGCCTGCTTCCCCGGTAAAGAGCAGATTGCCCACCGACGCTGCGGCGGGGTTCCGGGTCTCGTTGTAGTCCAGGGCCTTCCGGTCAAGGTACTCACCCTCGGCGGTATCCAACAGCACGTGGTCGGGGATGGGCTGCACCTCCATTGCGTCCATGCGGGCCATCTCTTCGGCCACGGCCTGCAGGTTATCCATGCAGAAGCCGCCCTCCAGTTTGTTGGCCGGGTTCTCCAGGCCGTCCCTCATGCGCTGAAGGATGGCGTCCGTGCTGAAGTCTATCGTTGTGTCGCTCATGCCGCTCTCACCTCCTTGGCATCCCACTCAACGGTCATCGCCCCATAAATTGTGGTGCAGTCAAATTCGACCTGAATCCCACTTTTTGTGCGGGTAAATTGGAAATTGCTCAATTCTGAAATATAGGGGTTTACCATCAAAGCCTCAATGATAAACCGCTTCAGCTCCGAGGTTACGATCTCCGAGTGCAGGGTACTGCCGATCAGAGTGTGGATCTCGCTTCCAAAGGCGCTGTCGTAGGCGGTATAGCGGAACCGTTCTGTGGACAGCGCCTTGAAGATCCAGATCCGCAGCGCCTCGTTGCCCTCCACCAGGTAGGTATTCCCATCCCGGAGCAGCAGGCGGTTGTTTTCAAAGTCGTATGCGTACTCCCGGAACATAGGCAGCTCGCTGGCTTGCCCGCTTTCCAGTATTTCCGGGCTGATAAAAGGAAAAATGCTCATACCGGCACCACCTTTGCGATGATATAAAAAGCGACGCCAGTTTCATATACCAGCACCTCATCCCCGGCCTGGAGGGAAAGGGAGGCGCTTTTGTAGAGGTATTTGGAGATCACCTGGTCATGCGCCTTAATGGTCAGCGGGCTGGCGGTGTTGACGGTTGCAAACCGCCAGCTGCCGTCTGCTCCCCCGGAGCCGTCGCCGCGCAGGGCCTCGGCCATCTCCACCGCCCATCTTGACATATCTCTTGCCTCCTATCCTTGGGATTGGTTTTCAATCTCTTTTTCGTCCATCATATTGGAGAAGGCCAGGGTCAGGGCCATCTCATGCTTACCGTCCGTGAAGGTGTGGGTGTCGCTTTCAATGTAGAACTTGCCGAACAGCCCGGTGGTGGTTTCCTGGACGATCAGCGCATAGCCGCTGACCGCCCGGCTGTCACCCTGGCAGCCGGTGACGCTGCCGGTCTGCTCCAGCGTCTGCAGAAGGGCCTTGGCCTCGGTCTGTGCGTCCTTGCCGTCCTCCTGCTTATAGACCGTCTGCACCACGCCGTATTTCTGCTGCGCGGCGGTATCCTCCACCACGCCGATCTGGTTGCCGTCCTTATCCGTGATCAGCACCCGGTCAACCATGTTCTGCAGGCTGGTCTTGTAGTTGGCTTCTGTCAGGTTATAGGAGCCGTCCAGCACCACCCCGCAGAGCGCCCCCCTTTCAATTACATAGAGCTGTGTGGCATTTTTGATCAGGGGGATGTATTTCTTGCCGTTCTTCCGGCTGGCGGCTGTGTAGGCCGCCATAATGCCGTCATACGCCTTCTTGCCCAGCCAGGGCATATAAACGGGGATCCCCGTAGACGCTGCCGCGCCGAAGGGGATCCCCAAGTGGGAGCAGATCCAGCTTGTGATAGCCTCCGGGGTCTCGTTGTCGAACACCCGGTTGATGTCGGACTTTGTGACATAGAACATCAGGTCGAAGGCGGTGTAGGTCACCACATTCCCGCTGCCGGACTTCTCGATGTCAAAGACAGGGCCGCTGAAGAGCAGCTTCCCGTCCTCCAGGAATTGTACCTGATCGCCCTCGTTGATATTCACCTTTGGGAGGAAGCGGTCACTGTCCTTGTTGGCCACCGTGAATACCAATTTCCTGGCCACCTGTTTGCTGTCGCCGCTCCAGGTGACTTTCTCAATGACCTCGGCCAGCTGCTTTCCTCCGGCGTTCAGTTCATAGCTCATGGGATCACCAGCTTCTGGCCAGGCTTAATCAGGTTGGGATTGCTCCCTATCGTCCCCTTGTTGGCCTCATAGATTTTCGTATATTGGGAGCCGTCGCCGTAGTATTTCTTGGCGATGTTCCACAGGCAGTCCCCGGACACCACCGTGCAGCTTCTGGGGACCGTCTGTGTATTGGGGCGGCTGTTCAGGCCGCTGGTATCGCTCTGCTGCTGGGCTTCTACCTGTACTGCCGGAACATTCAGGAAGCGGTATTCAGACAGCTCCAGTGTGTAGTACACATCCCGGTCACCTTCCCGGTGCTTCTTGGTCAGTTTGTCGATGCTCATGGCCAGATTGAAGTCGCAGTCGCTGATGATGACGCGGATGGGCTGTGTGCTGGTTTTCCACTTCTCCAGCAGACGGATATACTCCATCGGCTCCCGGTCAGCGTAGCGGGCCAGCGGGGACGATAGGGCTGGGAAAAAGCTGGACAGGGAGCCTGTTACCAGGCCCCGGTGTCCGATCAGGTTCACCTCGCCGATATTCAGCAAGGTGATCTTCTGGTTGTTCTGCGCCTCGGAGAACTCAAATTCCGAGGGATTGATGGGGAGATTGAACATCTCCTCATGGTTGTTGTAGCTCAATTCAATGATGCGCTGCTTCAAGCGGCCACCTCCTTATGCGGGCACCGGCACCATGTTCTTCACGGCCAGCACCACTTCCTTGGCGACCTTCTCGCCGATCTTGTCGATGTCGGCCTCCTCCCGCACCACGATGGTGTCTGCCAGCTTCGCAAGGGTGAGCCGGATGACCGATGCGGCTGGGGTGGAAGATCCGCCCTGGCGGATGGGAGCGTTAGCTGGGACGGGAGTGGTATTCTGTGCTGCCGTGGCCGCCCGCGTCTTCTGCAGACTGCTGGCCAGCTGCACACTCTCCTTGTTGGGCAGAATCCGCGTTCCACGGGGTAGGTCGATCAGCTCTGGCCCCTGCTCACCTACCCAGGTGGGGCCGCCGCGCCAGTTGTTGGTTCCTTCCGCATTGGAGCCTGTGTCGCCACCTCCGCCACCGCCGAACCCGAACAGGCCGCCGACCTTGTCCGCGATCCAGCTCAGGCCGTTGCCGATGCCCTCAACAATGGGTTTCACCTTGTCCCACACACTGCTGATGACGCTGGCAATGCCATTAAAGACCGTTTGCACCACATTGAAAAGAACTTTAAACACGCTGATAGCGATGTCGATAATCGGGGAGATAACCGACCATGCGGAGGTCAGGATGTCTGCCACCACCGGCATCACCGTGCCGATGATCTCTTGGATCCAGCCCATCTTGCTGCCGATGAAGGACAGCACGGAGCCGACCTTCTGGCCGATGCCGTCGAAGATGACCTGGAACACGGGGGCCAGCGTGGAGATGACCGTCCCGATGCCCTGCACCAGCCCCGCGATGACCGGAGCCGCCGCGCTGATCACCTGGCCGATGGTGCCCACCACTGTCTGGATCACAGGCAGCACCGTGGGAATAACAGTCTGCACAGTTTGTATAATGCTGGTGATGGCAGGCATGACCGCCACACTCACCTGCTGCAGGGTGGCCTTGACGGATGCACCGAAGCTGGCCAGCTGCGGCTGCATGGCTGCAAACCCGCTCTTGAAGTCCCCGATGGCGCTGAACAGATCGTCCACAATGCCGCCCATACCGGCAGGCAGGAAACTGACGATGCCATCCCGCAGGCTTTTGACGATCCCAGCCCCCAGGCTCTTAATTTTAGGTGCGGCAGTCTGCAAGCCGGTCTGGATGGCCTCCGGCAGGGAGGTGATGACGCGGCCCACCATGGGAATGGCATTGTCCAGCAGGAATGTGGAGGCGGTGGACACCAGCTCTTTCATGGAGCCGGTCACATCCCCGCCAATGGCCATGTTGCCCAGCAGGTTCTGTGCGGCGGCCTTCATCGCTGAGAAGGAGCCGCTGAAGGTCTCGCTGGCTTCCTTGGCCGTCGTCCCCGTCACTCCCAGGTTCTCCTGAATGGCATGGATGGCGTTATACACATCGGCCAGGTTGTCGATGTCGTACTTGGTGCCGGTGAGCTTCTGCGCGTCCGACAGCAGTCTCTGCATCTCTTCCTTGGTGCCGCCGTAGCCCAGCTTCAGGTTGTCCAACATGGTGTAGTTCTGCTTGGCGAAGCCCTGGTAGGCGTTCTGGATGGACTCCATATCTGTGCCGAACTTGTTGGCGTTGTCCGCCATGTCGATCATGGCCATGTCCGCGACCGTGGCCGCCTTTGCCGTGTCACCGCTCAGGCTGCTGATCAGCGAGGCGGAGAAGCTGGTCACCTGCTCCATGTAGGTGTTGGCGGAGAGGCCCGCCGTGCGGAAGGCCGCATCAGCGTTTGCCTTTACCACCCCGGCGTTGTCCTTGAACAGGGTCTCCACGCCGCCGATGCTCTGTTCCAGCGCGGCCCCCTGGCTGATGGCCCCGCCCAAGACCACGGTGCCCGCCAGCGTCACTGGAATGGCCACCGTCTTTGCCAGGCTCGTCAGCTGGCTCTTGATTTTGGAGATCCCGGCGGTCACGCCGTCCTTCAGCTTGACAATCGGCGTTGCGATCATCTTGCCGACTGCTTTTACCTTATTGCCCACCGCCTTGATTTTATCGCTGACCATATCCTTGATGGCCACGGCGGTGACGATTTTCTTACGCAGCGGCTCCAACCGCTGCCGCAGCTGCTGCGCAGCCCGGTTTGCCGCCGTTGCGTCAAGCCGGGCTGTGCGCCGCCGATCCCAGGTGGACTCCAGCTCCCGGCGCGTCCGCTGCACATCACGCCGGAAGGCGCTCTGCTCCTGCTTGATACTGCGGAGTACCGCCGACATATTATCTTTGATTGAGATTGCGCCCTTAACTACGCCCATCAGCGGTTCACCTCCTATTCAAGTGAGAACATTTTTGCGCGTTCGTCCAAGGCGACCAGCATAGATGCCTGATAGAAAAGCCTGGACTCCAAGTCCAGGCTTAGAAACTCCTCCGCCTTCCATCCCTTCTGGATGTAGTAGTGGAGCAGATATGCATCGCCGTCCTGGGCAATTACTTTTTTAAATCTTCCACCACGGTCACTTTGCCGTTCATCGCGCCGGACAGCTCCATGATGGCTGTGGAGATCTGTGTGATCTCCGACAGGTCAAACATATTCACGATGTCCAGCGGCTCCTTCAGCTCCCGATCCTCCGGGGGCAGTTCGGCTTCCATGGCCATGACCTCTTTGGCTGTATCCCGCAGGCTCGGTTCCACGGCGGCCAGATAGATGCTGTACTTGTCACTGCGCTTGATGTCGCCGTTGTCCTCCAGCGTCATACACTCCATGATTTCCCCATAGTCCAGGCTGCGAATCGTCAGATCCATGTCCATGCTGGGAATATGCAAAGTCTGCCGCTTGGGGATCTTCTTATCCCTCAACCGCTGAAGGGCGCGGTGCGAAAAATCAGCCAGCAGCTTTTTCTTATCAGTGTCCATGCTTGCTTCCTCCTCTTATGCGGAAATGGCGTCCAGGTTGACCATGTCGGACGGGGTGAAGCCACCAGTGGCTTCCTCCTCGATCAGGCCACCCTTCTCGTAGGTGACCAGGGGCAGGTCGTTATACCAGCAGTTGTCGATGCTGTAACGCTCCTGCTGCCCGTTGGTGGCGTCCGGGTCGGCCAGCTTGGTGATGATCTGGCTGCGAAGGTCAACACCCTTCTTCCAGCTCTCCAGCACCTTGTTGTAGCGGGTGTACGCCTTCTTGATGGTCAGAGTGAACTCACCCTTGATGCCGGTCATCTTGCTGTCCACATCAATGTCCAGCTGCACATCCTCACGGTTGGCGCTTACCTTGACCTCAATCTTGGACAGCTCGGCGATCAGCTCGCCGTCCACCCAAATCTCGCCCCAGGTGCCCGTCAGGGTACGGTTGCCTCTCAATTTGCTCATGCTTCTGCCCTCCTTACATATTGCAGGTCAGCTTCAGATCTTCCATCGCGTCCACAAACTTGACATTGCTGGCGATAAAGACCTTGGAGCCGGTATTCGCCTGGGCCAGGGCGGTTTCATCCATCTCGGAGGTGTCGGTGCCCTGGCTCTGCAGATAGGTCTCCTGGGCCTCCACATCGATGGCGGCGGTATTGTCAAAGGTTCTGTCCAGAACATTGCCCTCCAGCTCCCGGTGATAGGCCAGGATCGCGGCCACAAACGCCTGCTTGTTGTCGTAGTCGTTGATGACCTTTCCCACATAGGAGGACTCAAAGGTTTCCCGGATGTCATCCTGGTACAGGTCAACGCCCTCGATGATCTTGATCTTCGAGAAGTCCTGGCCATGCTCCGGGGTGAAGGAGGTCAGGCTGTTCACGCCGCGCCCGATCTTGTACTTCTCCCCGTCAAAGACGATGACCAGCTCCCCGTTGTCGATGCGCTCATCCGCATCCTCCGGTACTTCGGCGGCGGTGATGTCGGACAGCTCAAAGTAGGTGCAGCTCCGGGCCAGGGACAGCCCCGCCAGCACACCAGCGATGCGGCAGCAATACTCCGCCGTGCTGAAGGCCGTGGTGCCGAGGGTACTGGTGATTTTGTCCGTGGTCAGGTTGATGATGCCCTCGTGGTCGCCCTTGCAGTTGGGCAGCACCGCCTTGAAGGTCTTGTGGTGATCGTCTCGCGCCTCCTTGATCCAGGCGGCCACCGTGGTCTTTTCATCCTCGGTGATCCCAGGGATGACCAGGTAATTCCACTTCAGGTCGTTCAGCTGCTTCAGCTGCGGGTTCAGGTTCTCTTCCGTGGTGGCCACCTTCAGCACGATGGTCTTGGAGGGGGAACCCTCATAGACCAGCTTCAGGTACTCATAGTTGCGCGCCGTGAAGTGGGTGGGATCCACATCCAGCACACTCTTGTAGATGTTCAGCGCCTGGCCCTCTTCGGTGTCGTCTTTCAGAACGATGGCCACGATGCCCCGTGCGCTGCGCTTGATGGCGGTCACGCCCTTGGTCTTAAATTCAATGATGATTTCGGGCAAGCCCATAAAATCACTCCTTTCGGTTGGTTCGGATGTTGGACTCTAGCTCTGCCATGAGCGGCGGGGCCTCCGGCTCCTCAATGCTGTCGCGGAAGGCCAGCGTGAAGGTGGCGTGGAGTACCTTGTCCACAATATTGAAGGCCAGGTCGGGAATGGTCACCGCCCTGGCCTCGCCTTTGTCGGTAAAGCGGAATACCGGGCGCAGCAGATCGTCCAGCTCCTGGCTGATCTGCAGGTACTCCAGATTGCTCTCGCCCTTGGTGTGGAGCGCGGCGTCCACCAGGATGCTGCGGTCTGTGTAGCCCCGGCCTGCGGGCTGGTTGCCGGAGGGGATGATGTCCAGATAGATATAATCCTCCAGCTCTGCCCGGCCTGCCTCCTGCGTCTTGTCGATCCCCTCACCAAACACATCGAAGGCGGGCCAGCACCCCTTCAGCAGGGCGATCAGGCTGCTGCGGATGGCCTCGTAAATGGTGGTGGCCATGCTCTCCCTCCTCACAGGTCATGGGTGCTGATGAAGTCGCTGAGCCATTCCCGCAGGAAACCGGGCAGGGCCTGGTTCAGCTCCTCCAGGGACAGCTCCATCATGTGCTTGCCCGGCACAAAGCTGCGCCCGCCCCGCGTCCGGTGCCCATACTCCACTGGCTCCGCGTACTCCACATTGGTGTAGACCTCGATATAATAGGTGTCCCCCTTCTTGACAATCGGGCCGACCTTCCAACTGTCCTGAAGGCGGCCCGTCTTGTGCGGGGTCTTTTCCTTGACCTTGCCTTGCAGCTCACGGGCGATCTGAATGACCATCGCCCGAAACTCAGCGGGATATTCCTCCTCGATCATGCGGGAGAGCTGCTGCTCCTGCGCGTCGAGGCCATCGAAGCGGTATTCTGTCCGGCTCATGCTTTCGCCTTCACCAGCTTCAGCGGCACATTGTTGTGGGAGGGCTGCCGATCCGCAAGCCCGGCCTCCGTCAGGTACTCCCGGCCCAGCCGGATCACCTTCACCGTGTCCCCAGGCTCGATCTCCACCTCCGGGCGGACAAAGAGCAGGAAGTCGGTGTCAATGCTGGCGGTGGGTTCCTTTTTCCCCAGCTTGCCCCCGGAGGGGCTGGAGAGGGCGCAGGGTATATTCTCATATACCTGCCTGCCGTCCAGCCCCTTCTGGAACACGCTCTCCCCGGAGGGCAGGGTAGTTTTCTGCGGACGGTACACCCAGCAGCTGTCCTGGTAGGTCAGCGCCAGGATGTCGGCTTCCGTCATGGGGGGCAGTCCTTCGGCAGCTTCATCCGCTTGAAGGGGATGAGCTGGCTCTCATAGTTCTTCACAAAAGCCACCGTCTCCTTCAGGCTGTTGGCCTTGTCCCGGTAGCTGATGCTGGTGTCGCCCCGCGTAACGCTGGCCACATCGTTCTCCGATGGGGCCACCTGGTCGGCCCGGAGCATATCCTCCACAATCTGCGCCGCCACATCCTCAAGCGGGGGAGGAAAGTCCTCCCGTCCGCAGAATACCAGGATGCGGCTGATGGCCCGCTTCACATACCGCTCGATGGTGGGCAGCTGCTCATCCGGCAGCTGCAGGTCACTTTTCGCCGTTGCCGCTATCCGGCTCACCAGTTCCTGATCCATCCGGCTCCTCCTTGGCCTTGCCGCCCTTCTTCGTGCCGCCCTTGCTCTCGGCCTTCAGACGGTCAAGCAGGGCGTCGCCCAGCTTCTCCAGATCGGCCTCCGTCACCGGACGCCCCTCCGCCTCGGCGGAGCCGCCGATCCGGGTGAAGCCCTTCTTCTCCAGCTTGGCGGCCCGCTCCTCGCTGGCCACCTGCCGGACTTCATTCAGTCTCTTCAAAGTAATCATGGCGCATATCCTCCTTCTCTTAGCCGTCTCTGCCGCCAGCCTTGGCCTGCTTGATGTTCACCCACATGGCCGTCAGCTTGTTGTCCGGCACCCACAGATCATGGTACTTGCGGTAGTCCGTCGCCCAGGCCCGCTTCTTCTGATAGGTCTCCGGGTCGAAGATCCGCACCTTGTCCGTGCGGGACACGGCGATAGGGGCGGTGCGGGGGCTGATGATCCAGTTGATGTCCTTGGCATCCTCCGCAGCTGCAAAGCCGCCCTTCTCCTGGGTCGAAGTGGTGCCGTCATAGAACTGGTAGCTGGTTTTCATCCGCCCGCTGCCCACGCGGATGATGGGGAACTCACCGTTCAGGCTCTTCACCTTCACCGTGACATCGCCCTGCTTGAAGTCCATCACGCTCAGACTCTTGGACAGGGTGCTGGACATATCCAGGATGGCGGCCACGGGGCGGGCCATCGTGATCACCAGCGGGGTCTCATCGCCCACCACATCCTGCACAGCCGCGATGTCATAGTAGAGCTTCTTCAGGATGTCGTTCTCCGTGGGGGTGTACTCATAGCCCGCCCGCTCTTTGGCGATGCACAGGCTGGCGATCTTGCTGTAGCGGTATGCATCGATCTCCGGGATCACCTTGGTGCGCTGGAACTCGCCCATGACCTGGGCTGCGGTCACCACGAAGTTGGTCTCGTTGACCTCGTTCTCATCGAAAGTGAACTGGCGGCCTCTGTCCTGGGTCATCTCCTTGGTCTCCCACTTCAGGTTGACCGAACCCTCCACAAAGCCCTTGTCGCGGTCATAGTCGGCCAGGCCGTCCATGTCCATGCTGGGGATCTTCACCTCCGCGCCGCCGTTGTAGCGCACCAGCTTGTCGTTCAGCTCCATCCAGCCGGAAGTGGCCTGCTCAACGGCGGCCTTGTCCAGCTCGCTCTGGAATACGCTCGCATATTCAAATACATTGGCCATATTACATCATGCCTCCTCTGATGCCCTGCGCGATCTGGTCTTTCACGGTGTTCTCCGCCTTGGCCCCGCCGCCAAGCCCCTCCGGGGTCTTTCCCCGCAGGCGCTCCTTCACGGCGGCCTCCAGCGCGCTCTTGAATACCTCCTGGGTCTGCTGCAGGCTCTTTTCCATGCTCTCCTTGTCCGTGTAGGTCAGCAGGTCGGCCAGCCCCACGGGGAAGCCCTCATCGGTCAGCTTCTTCACCGCCGCGTCCTTCAGGTCACGCTGCAGCAGCTCCGTGCGCAGCTTGGTCAGCTCCTGCGCCTGGGCCTCGCCCTCGGCCTTGGCCCGCTCCTCCGGGGACAGCTTGGCCAGCCGCTGCTTCTCCTGCTGTTCAGCCTCCCATGCGGCCTTGGCCTCCGCGATCTTGGCCTCCACATCGGCCTCGGAATAGCTCTTGCCACCCTGGGGTTCCTGCTTGGTGCCCTCACCCTCCTTGGGGGCAGGGTCGCCGTCCTTCTTGGTGCCCTCGCCGGAGCCGGGGGCCGGTTCCTCCTTGCCTCCGAAGAGGGAGTCCCAAAACTTCTGGAAGGCCGTGCGCTGCTCTGCGGTGGGCGTTGTGGGCTGCTGATTGGTCTGCTGGGGGGTCTGCCCCTCGCCGCCTGCGGCAGGGGCGGTGCCGGTGGTGGTCGTGGTTTCTGCCATCGTCAATTCCTCCTTGTGTAGTCGTGTAAAAGTAGAATATAAAAACGCCCCTCAAAAGGCGTTTTTACCTGGTTTACAGGCGGGCCGCGCCCGCGTTCAGGAAGCATATTTTTTCTTCCATTCCTCAAATTTGATATTGCCGTCCAGGGGATTGCCCTCCCGTTTGGCAAAGACGCTCTTCTTGAAATACGCCCGGATGATACACAGGCAGTTGGGGTGGATGGGCGGCAGGTTCACACCCGGCTCCGCTTCATCCACCCGGAACACCCGCCCATTCAGGTCGCTGCAGGTGCAGCTGCCGGAATGCTCGGTGCCGCCGAGAAACTGGTATTCCTCGATGCCGCTCTCCTTGTAGCCCATCACCTCGCCCTGGTTGGCGAAGTATTTGCACTCCGTCCGCACCAGACGCTCGGCGTTGTAGCGCCCCTTGTCCATTACCTCATCGATGGCGCAGGCCATCTTCTGGACGCTGCTCCCCTGGATGAAGCCCAGGGTGATCTCCCGCTTGGCCAGCGCCGAAAGGTGGTCGCAGGCCCCCCACACGGCCTCGGAGTAGTGCTTCTCGCTCCATGGGAAGGACAGCACCCGCTGGATCAGCTTTTTGTCGATCTTCGCCACATGGAAGCCCAGGCCGATCCCCCGCTGGATGGAGAAGCAGCTCTCGTAGTAGTTGACCTGCAGCATATCGCCCAGCAGGGTGTCCAGCTTCGTGGTGCTGTCCTCGGCCAGGTCGATCATGTTCTGGTAGACATTGGCCAGCAGCTGCTCCTTCCGGGTGATCCGGCTCTTCATAGCCAGGGTGTTCAGCTCCAGCAGGGCCTTGCTGCCCTTGGCCGCGTCAGATGCCTCGGCGATGTATTCCTCGATGGATTTGCGCCACACGCTGTACTCCTTGCCCTCCAGGAGCTGCCGGGCCGCCTCCTCGGTCAGCCCGTTGTCCTTGGCAAAACGGGCAAACAGCGCCTCGATCTCCTTCTCAATGTTGAAGGCCGCCTCGTCATAGAGGAAGATCAGCTCCCTGGCGTAATCGTCGGTGCGCTTGGTGTTCTGCAGCACCCGCTCCTTGGCGTCCTCGATCCACTCGTTGCGCGTCCAGTAGCTCATGCGCCCTCACCAGCCTTTTCCTCCGGCTCATCTTCCGGGGAAGCCTCCGCTCCCTCCGGCTGGGCCTTGGCCTGGGCCAGCGCCTGGGCCAGGGCGTTGTACTGGCCGAAGCTGTTGACCTCCTGCTGCTTCTCATCCTCCAGCTTCTGCAGTTCATCCTGCACATTGTCGATGGTGGGCAGCATCTGCAGGCGGGTTTCGCGGGACAACTCCCCGGACAGCATGGTGATGATCTGCGCGATCTCCAGCACATTCTGCGGCTTGTTGCGCCGGAATTGGATGTCAATGTCCCGGTAGTCAAACTGGCCGCCCTGGATGTTCAGGATGTGGGTGATCAGCTCGATGCGCCGCTGCAGGCCGCGCTTGAACTTCCGCTCCTTGATGGCGCAGATCTGCTCCAGCCCCCACAGCTTATAGGACCCCGCCACGCCGGACAGGTTGCCGCCGAAGTTCGCGTCCGTCAGGTTGGGCACCGCCGAGAAGATGTGCATATCCTCCCGCAGCCGCTTCTTGTAGTTCTCCAGGGCCGTGTCGCTCACCTCTTTGATGAGCCACTGGATGTCGCCGCCGTCCTCTAGGATGATGGCTCCCTTTTCCTTCATCTCCGCAATGTCCTGGGAGGTCACGGCCCCCATCTTCAGCACCTTCAGCAGCGCCTCATCGTTGTACTGGAAGAAGTTCGCCGTGTTGCTCTCCACCCGGTTGTATGCGTCGATCAGCGTGATCACGCCCTCGAAGTCCCCAAGGCGCTCCTCGTTGTTGATGTACTCCACAAAGGGCACATCCCCCCAGTAATGCTCCCGGATGTCCAGCAGCTCCAGCGCCCCGCCGTTGATGCTGCGGAAATACCAGCAGTCCTGGGCCGTCCAGAACTCCACCTTCTTGATGATGTTCTTGTCCTTGTCCTTGGAGTACACGATGCGGATGGCCGCCATGGGCGTGTTGTACCCCGTCTCGCAGATATAAATGCAGCCGTCAGGCGGCACCTTGGTGAAGCGGATCTGCGCGTCCTCATCCAGGTAGAGCATTTCAAAGCAGTCCCCGTTGATGCTGGCACCCTTGGCCAGCTCCATGTTCTCGTCCTGCTCATCGTTGTAGTCGAAGATGTCCTGCAGCGCCTCCAGGTATGCGTCATTTTGGGAGCTGTAGACCACCGGCTTGCCGATGAAGTACCCGGTGGCCGTGTCCGTGATATATTTCGCCATGTTGTTGACCAGGCGGTTATTGGGGGCGGTGCTATCCTTCTTCCTGTGCCGGAGGATGTCGTGGTCGCCCTCGTAGTATCCCTCCAGCCTGGCGTACTTGGTGTGCCCCTCGTTTTCGTCAATGATCTCCTTGATGTCCGCCTCCGTCAGGCTGTCTAGCAGGGATCGTTCCATGAAGATGACCGGCATTTAACAAAACCTCCCCAGCTGTGATTGATAAAAGTCCTGCCTGATTTTCTCGGCTACTTCTTCCAAGTCAATCGTTACGGTCATGCCGTCTGCTACTTTCACCTCTCTGTAACGGTGCTTTTTCAGAACAGGAGCCGCCGCAGCCTCTGCCACATCTGTGGTGGCGGGCTGAATATAGCCCAAGCCTTCCATCCGCTTGCGTGAACATCTGTCGCGCTGCGGGCAAATGTTACACTTGCTGGCCATTCTTGATAAGCCCATGAAACCCCTCCTTAAATTCCAAACTCGGCCCGATTCACGATGCGGAACCGCTTCACCCTCTTTGCGATGGAGCGCGCACCCTCCAGGGCGTCCGGGCCATCGTCATGCGCCCCCATGGGGAACTGTGTCAGCTGCTCCAGCAGCCGCTTATGGCGGCGGTTGAATTTGATATACTTGTTCTTTACATCCGGCTGCAGCGTCTGGATACGCATGACCTTGTCGCTGGTCTGCTGCACCTCCTCGATTGGGAGGTAAAGCCCGGCCTTGGCGCTGGCCTTGGCCAGCTCCTCCTTCAGGAACCACTGGAACTGGTTTGTCTCCGCGCCCAGCTTCCGGTAGCCGTGCCCGAAGCTGGCCCGGAGCCACCGCTCCTTGGCCAGCACATCCGCGATGATCCGGTCAGGGTGACGCCGCTCGATGTCCGCGTCTACCACATACATATACCCGCTGCCCTTGTGCTTGGCCAGGGTGACGATGGCGGAGAAGTCGCTCCGCTTGGTCTTGCCCAGCGAGGGGTCGATGAACCCAAAGAAATCGAAGGCCGGGTCGCCGAAGTTGACCTCCGCCTCGTTGTAGTAGTCAAACCATTCCTCCATGAACAGGCAGTCATCCGGGTTGATCGGCTCGTTCTGCTCCTCGGAGTTAAACGATGCCTCGCCCTCCGACACCCGCATCACCATCAGGTCGTAGTAGGACAGCTTTTCCTCCCACAAGACCTGGGTGCCCTCCAGCATGGCCTCCTTGTGCGCCTGGAAGAAGGCCAGCGCCTCAGATTCCCGGTCATCGTTGGACAGGTCGGTGAAGATGGTTTCCCATTGCTGCCACAGGTCATCCGCCTGGGAAAATTGGATCACCGCCTTGTACTTGATGGAGCGGTAGGCCGGGTTGGTCAGCGTTTTGGCCAGCAGGCTGTCATAGTGGAGCAGGGTGCCAATATAGATAATGTCGGTGTAGTCATCGCCGCACTTGCTTACCGCCTTGTCAAACCAGTCCTTCAGCTTCTTGCGCTGCTCCGGCGTCCGCACATTCTCATCGTTCTCCACATCATCCAGGATGATCAGGTCGGGCCGCCAATTCCGGTGCTTCCGGCCACGGATCTTCTTACCGCTGCCAATGGCCTCGATCTTGATGTTAGTCTTGGTCAGCAGCACATTGCTGCGCCACACGCTGCCCGCCAGCACCCCGAAGTCCTCCAGGATCGCCGTGTTCTCCTCAAACTCCACCCGGATGTTGTCCAGGAAGCCCTCTGCCTGCTCGGAGCTGTCCGAAATGATGATGGGATAGTGCTTGTATCCGTACAGGGTAGAGTGCATCGTGCCTTTAAAGGTCAGGTTGGTGGACTTGGCGTGTCCACGGGGGGCCGCCACCGCCCGGCGTGTTCCCGGCAGGCGGCTGATCATCTTGGTGTCCGCCGCCGTCAGGGGATAGCGCCCCTTCAGCACACCATGCTGCCAGATTGCGTCCAACTCCCGGTGAAACTCCGGGGAGGGCTTGCTGAAGTAGTGGGGGAAGTAGGCCCGCCCAAAGAACTCCATATCGATGGCTCCCAGCTTCCAGCGCAGGCCCCCCGGCCCCGTCATGGGGTGCCCCGCTTCAAACTCCCGCCGAAGCTGGACGCGCTCCGGGGAGTCGTCCTTGTTTAAGAAACCTTTTAGGAGTGCGCGCAGACCGTTTAAATCTGTACCCTCCTCACTGTATAATTGGCTCTCTGCCTCGGCGATGGCTCCCGCCAGGGCGTTGATGCTCTGCTTTTTTCGCTTATTCAAAATGGCCTGTCCTCCTCCCGCTTTCAACAGGGGGCCGTAAACGCCCCACAGCGGCCTTTCCGGGCCGTTTGGGGAATTACCCCCGCCTGCCCGGTGCGGCGAATTTAAAGGGGTTTGTGCGCGGCTTAAACGGTATTCCGGGCAATAGAAAGAACCGGGGGTGAAAAACAGGGGGCGAAGGGGTGTGCTTCGCCACCCAGCCTGCTGTTCAGCCCGGTTCTTTTGCACTGTATTTCCACCGGCCTCCCCAGGCGGGACGAATCAACCGCCTGCTTTGTCCGGCTTCCTGTAAACGCCCTTTAAGAACTCTCGTCCTCATCCTCACCGCCCTCCGTGGAGAGGGTGAGTGTTTTCAGCTCCCCGCACAAGCTGATCTCCACCTTGGCGCGGCGGGCGCGCTTGTCAAGGTCGATGCGGCTGACGGGGAAGTGCCTCAGCACACCCTCCACGATCCGCACACCGCCCTCCGGCAGCGTCTCCACCCTGGAGGGCTTCAGCACCTCGCCGCCGTTGTCCAGCAGCCGCAGCCACCCCA